CCTTTACGAACGCAGCGGCAGAGGAACTTGCCACACGGCTTGGGCATCCTCAAGGTCTGTTCATCGGAACTATCCATTCCTACGCAAATGGTCTTTTGCTTGCGGCAGGAGTTGATACGTCGAAATATTTGAGCGAAGAAAAATTCAACGAGCTGTTCCGCCTTGTTAAGAAGAATCCTCAGTGCATTAAATCTGTTGAGCACCTTCTGCTTGACGAGGCACAAGATAGCACGCCGGAGCAATTTCAATTCTTGCTCGACATGGTTCTTCCCGATAACTATATGCTTGTTGGGGATTATCGTCAGTCTATTTATCGGTTTGCTGGCGCCACCCCGGATTATCTGCTTGAGTTGATTGAAGACCCGGCAGTAACCACATACGACCTCAACGAAAACTATCGTAATGGTTCAAGAATTTTGGACTACGGGCGCCGGCTGATTAACATGGCTGGGTATGAGTACATCGACTACAGTATCGCTATGGCGCCGTATGACGGTCAAGTGATTGAAACTCCGTACTCTGCGCGAGCCATCGCTGAATCCATTAAGCGACGCATTGAGAGCGGGAAGGCTACTTACGGAAGTTGGTTCGTTCTTTGCCGCACAAATGCCCAGGTTGATGATGTATGCTGGGCGCTAAAAAACGAAAAAATTCCATACGACACTTTCAAGCGCGCGCAACTCGACCAAAACGAGTTCAATAAGAAGATGGAAGAAGATACAGTGAAGGTACTTACCATCCACACTTCCAAAGGTCTTGAGGCTGACAACGTAATCGTAGTCGGCGCGAGGTTCTTCAACGTTGAGGAAAAGTGCATCAATTACGTGGCGGCGACTCGCGCGAAGAAATTACTTGTCTGGACACAAAACGCCAAGCGTAATCCTGGCCGGAACGTTATCCGTACTACCAACTGGGATTAAACGCAAGACAGGAGAAGTCAAATTTGACTTTTCCTGTTTTCTTTGGTATAATTATTTTATAAGATAGATTGGAGGTAAAAGCATGGAGACAAAACAACAGTCCTATGGCGCAAAAGATATTGTCTCTCTGTCTTCCGGCGCGGCGTTCCGTGAGAAAATCGGAATGTATCTTAGCGCCGACCGGCAGGAAGCAATCAATCTCGGTTTGCGCGAACTGATTGTGAATGTTCAGGATGAATATGAAGTCTTCAAACCGACGAACCCGTATGTGAAGATTAGTCTCAACAGCAAGTCAAAAGAAATTTGCGTTGAGGACAATATGCGTGGCATCCCTGTCGGCGTGCGTGATGATGGGATTAACTCCCTTACAGCGGCCTTCCTCATTCCTCATTCTGGCGGAAAGCACAGAGAAGGCGTTTACTCCAGCGCAATCGGTATCAATGGCGAAGGAAACAAGGTTGTATGCCATACTGCAAAGTGGCTGGAAGTAAGAGTGAAGCGTGATGGGGAGATTTGGTTTCAGCGCTTTGAAAGTACTTCAGAAGGCGCAACCCCGACAGAAGACGTTAAGTCGGTTGGTAAGTACACTGGACAGACGGGAACGACGGTGACCTATGTACCTGACCCGGAAGTATATGGTGATGTATTCATCAATGTTCCTGCGCTACGGCAGATGTTGATGGAAATGTCCTACTTCGCGCGCGGCCTTAAAATCATGCTGGTAGTTGATGGAAAAGAGGAAACTTTCTTGTCGAAGAATGGCCTGATTGACGGGCTGACAAACGAGCGGGCGCTAAGTAAGCCATTCTCCTACTTTTATGAGACTGATGATTGTAAAGTTGAATTGGCTTTGCAGTGGGTCAGCGCGAAAGGCGCCGTCAAAGGTTACGCCAACGGTTTGTATATGCCAGAGGGCGGCGCTTTTATCACCGGCTTTAAGACTTCTCTGACACGCACATTTAATTCTCTGGCAAAAAAGAACTACGACGGCGATACAATTCGTGATGTACTGGACGGAATTGTCTCTGTTAAGGTAAAAGTCGGTCAGTTCTCAAACCAAGCGAAGACCGCACTTGCAAATCCTGAAGCACGGACAGCTACAAGTGCGGCTATTTCTGCTGCTTTGAAAGAGTTTGCGGTGAAGCGAAAGGGCGACTTTGAAAAGGTCGTTGAACTGCTTACGAAAGTAGAAAAAGCAGAAGCGGCGGCGGAGCGCGCGAGGAAGCAAGTTCTGGACGCAACACGCGATATCGAGAAGAACCAAAAGAAAAAGGTTTTCAATTCTGACAAGTTGAAGGATGCCGAGTATCTTGGACAGAACTCGATTTTACTGATTTGCGAGGGTGATAGCGCGTTGGGTGGTATGTCGCTGGCGCGCGATGAAAAGAAGTATGGTTTGCTCGCTATCCGCGGAAAAATCATCAACTGCTTGGCGCATCCCGAAGAAAAAATCTTCCAGAACGAAGAAATTAAGGTTCTGTTGAGCGCGCTTAACATCATTCCTGGGAAGTATAACGCGAGTAAATTGCGTTATGGGAAGTTGGGTATCTGTACGGATTCGGATTCAGATGGCTATCATATCGGTCTACTGATTATGGCCGCTATGTACTACCTCGCACCCGACTTCATCAAAGAAGGAAGATTGTGCTGGTTGCGCTCTCCCCTCTACATCGTAACCAACGGCAACAAACGTTCCTATTACTTCAATGATGAAGAGATGAACGCGGCGCGCAGCACAATTCACGGAACTATCACCCGTGCGAAGGGTCTCGGCGCTCTCGAACCGGAGGAAGCCCATGAATCTATGTTCACTGAACAGTATCAGCGTTTGGATACATTGGAATACTCCGAAGAAGCGATGGCTCTTCTTCTCCAGTTGATGGGGCCAGATGTGGCTCCGCGCAAAGACTTCATCTTCTCCAAAGTTGATTTTAGTGAGGTAGCCGAATAAGGCTACCTCACAAATTTGCTTTTTAGGAGAAAATCTGATATACTATAAATAAAGTAAAGAAAAGGAGTGAGATAATGGATTTACTCCCTGTAATTGAACAGTCATTCACTCAATACAGCGGCGCCGTGTTGCAGTCGCGCGCCCTGGTTGATGTTCGTGACTGTTTGAAGCCATCGGCGCGACAGGTCTTCTATTCGATGTATCTGAACAAGCTGACGGCTGATAAACCATTCAAAAAGACAAACAACGCCGTGGGTCTTGCGATGGTTGACTTCTACATTCACGGCGACGCTTCATGCGAAGGAATCATCTATCGCGCGGGGCAGAATTTTGCTATGCGCTACCCTCTGACCGAGATTCATGGTAATGGTGGTACAATTCAGAAAAGTGGTAACTGGGCCGCGCCGCGTTACACTTCTGCTCGTCTCGGTCGTCCTTGCGAAGCACTGTTTGCGGACATTAAGAAGGATACGATTGAGGAATGGCGCGATAACTACGAAGATACCAAACAATATCCCGCCGTTCTCCCCACCAAGGGGTTCTACAACATCGTCAACGGTACGATGGGTATTGGTATCGGCGCGGCGTCAAGTATTCCCCAGTTCAATCTGAATGACGTTAACAAGGCGCTGGAGATTTTGCTTTTGAACCCTGATTGTTCTTTTGATGAAATCTACTGCGCGCCCGACTTCGCAACCGGCGCGATTCTCCTGAATGAGAGTGAGGTAAAAGAATCACTCAAAAAGGGAGAGGGTTTTGCCTGTAAGCTGAGGTCTGTTGTGGAATACGACACGGGCGAGCGGTGTTTCACGGTAAAAGAAATCCCATTCAGTGTTTACACCGAAACGATTTGCGGTGAACTTGACGAAGTTTTGGTAAGTGAGGAAAATCCTGGGATTGATAGGTATAATGACCTGTCCGGCGCGAAGCCAAACATCAAGATTTACCTCACAAAGAAGGCAAATCCCGACAAGGTTCTTCGCTATCTCTACAAGAACACCTCTCTCCAGTACTTCTATAGTATCAACATGACAATGCTGGATAATGGACGTTTTCCCAAAGTCTTCACTTGGAAACAAGCTCTCCAAGCGCACATCGACCATGAGAAGATTGTCTATCGGCGCGGTTTCGAGTTTGACCTTATTAAGATTATGGATAGAATCCATATCATCGACGGATTGTTGATTGCACTGGCAAGTATTGACGAGGTTGTCCACACCATCAAAAACTCCGCATCCAGCGCCGCGGCAAAAGACGCCTTGATATCTAAGTTCCTGCTCGACGAACCCCAAGCCAAAGCTATCCTCGATATGAAGCTGAGTCGCTTGGCGCATTTGGAGGTTCAAAAGCTGGAGGACGAAAAGACTTCTTTGGTGAAGGAACAGGAAAGAATCAACGCGATTCTTAACGATGTCAATCTGTTTAATCAGGAATTGGTGAAGGGTTGGCGCGATGTGGCAAAGCGTTTTGGCGACGAGCGGCGCACAAAGGTACTGAACGTCGAAAAGGAAGAGGACGAACCAACAGAGATTCGCTCTCTCCAGCTTTCCCTCACTAATAAGAACGCCATTTTTATGACTTCTTCTCTTTACACTCAGCGCCGTAACGGTGTAGGAACAAAGCTGAAGTTAGACGCGGGTGAATATGTAGTAGCAACGCGCGCGGTGCAATCCAATGAAGAAATTTTGTTCTTCTCTAAGAGCGGAATCTTCTATCATTGCGCTGCCTCTGCCGTTACAACAGGTGAGAAGGTTTCCCTGTACACCCTCATAAGTCTCCCTGACACAGAACAAATCTGCGCTGCTACATCCATCAACAAGAAAGCCGAAGTTCCATATATCCTCTTCTTCACGAAGAATGGTTTGTGCAAGAAGTCTGAAATGACTGAGTACAACATTCGTAGAAACGGAGGGGTGCGCGCCATCACTCTTGACGAGAACGATGAAATCGTCAATGTAATCTTCACCGACAAGGCGCGAGTTGGTATCCTGACACATGAAGGCAACTTCTTGCTGATTGAAACCGGCGATATTCGTCCTCTGAGCCGTATCGCCAAAGGAATCCGCGCAATCAAGCTGAATGATGAAGATTACGTAGTCAACGCAAAGGTCGTCCCTGCACAGACGTTGAACATCGTATCTGTCACAAAACAGGGCCTCATCAAAATGACAGCCGGCGCGGAGTTCTTCCCACAATCCAAGAATACGAAAGGCGGAAAAATTCAAAAAACTGCCGACACTGACTGGATGGCAGACTTCCTCCCCATTATCGAGGAAAAGCAAATCCTTATCTCCGCCACCGCTTCAAGCCTTAAAATCTCTGTCACCGACATTCCCTCTCTCTCCAAGACAGCGCAAGGCAATAAATCTATCAAACTTGGAGGTTCGGATAATGTCGTATCCCTTACCGCTGGGTAATGGTTTCATAGATTTACGGATAATGCGCAGGAAGAACTTCGAGTTCTTCCGTGCGCGACCTCATCTGATAGGTAGTATCGTCTTAGTCCAAGATTACGTCGTCAGAACGATTGGTGATACAGAAATTGAAATTCCTGCTCTCCTTTGTTGCTACGATGGACACAACTGGTGCGAACTAAGCGATGACCAATTTGAGAGAACCCAACCCGAAACTTGAAACTTTCCAAAAATTCAGCTATAATTTATCCAGAAAGTGAGAGAAAGAGCGGCGCTCTCACCAAAATTCTTCGCTGGAAAGTGCCAACGAAAATTTGAAAAAATCCCAAAGTTCCGCTATAATAAGTTTGTAAGGTTGAGAAAGCCTTGCGAATAAATTCAAAATGCGTAGAAACGCAAAGGAGATTACGTTCTATGAAACTGACCGAAAAGAGCGCACAGGTGTATGATTACGTCAAGGCCAACGGCAACAAGGTGTCCGTCGACGAGCTGGTCACCGCCCTGGGCCGTCCCGCCCGTTCCATCAATGCCAACGTGACCGACCTGACCAAGAAGGGCCTGGCTGTCCGTGACAAGGTCGCCGGCGAGGGCGAGGATGCCAAGGACATCACCTACGTGGTGCTGACTCCCGAGGGCATCAACTTCACTCCCTCCGAGGACTGATAAAGCCCGCAGCGCCGGATAGTCTCGCTGTCCGGCGCCTTCTAACCCAAAGCCAACCAAAATTTTATCTATGAAAAGGAGAATGAACTATGCTTGAGAGTAAAGAGAACGCTGTGAAGATTGAGGGCATCCTGTCTGAGGTTGACATCAAGACCGGCTCTTTCCAGAAGAATGGCTCCACGATGGACAGCATCGGCGGCGTCATTAAAATCCGCGTGTCCCAGAAGATTAACAGCTCTGACGAGAAGCCGACCGAGCTGGAAATCCCTGTTCATATGTTCGCCAGCAAGCTGACCAACGCCGGCAAGCCCAATCCGGCCTACGAGTCCATCGAGCGCGTGATGAACGAGTATGTCTCCATCGCCGCCAGCGACATCGACCATGCCGACCGCGTGCGCGTCACCCGCGGCTCCATCCAGATGAACGAGTACTACGGTCAGACCGGCAACCTGGTGTCCTTCCCCCGCATCAACGCCTCATTCGTGTCCAAGGTGAAGAAGGAGGACTGCAAGCCCGAAGCCACGTTCAGCGCCATCTTCGTCGTGGGCCAGAAGGGCTTTGTGACTGACAACGACGGTGTCGAGGACCCCAACCACTACAAGATTATGGGCATCCTGCCCCAGTACGGCGGCCGTGTGGACGTGGTCCCCATGTTCGCTACTGCCCAGGGCGTCATCGACGCGGTGAGCAGCTACTGGAACCAGGGCGACACCATCAAGGCCAATGGCCGGCTGAACTTCACTTCCCGCACCGAGACCGTTGTCATTCCTGTGGACTTCGGAGAGCCGCGCGAGGAAACTCGCACTATCAGCGTGAGCGAGCTGATTATCACCGGCGGCAGCACTACTCCTCTGGAGGGTGACTTCGCGTTCAATGACGACGACATCCAGAAGGGTCTGGCCGACCGCACCGCGCGGCTGGCTGAGACCAAGGAGCACGCCGCTCAGAAGGGCAAGCAGGGCAAGGCTCCTGCGTCCACTGGCGGCAAGTACGCTGACCTGGGCTTCTAAGATGCGGAGGTAGGGCTAAATGGCTATTGACATCTTCAACATTAAGCCCTCCGTCATCAGCAGAGACCTGCGTGGGAAATACGTACTTCTGTACGGTAAGGCGAAGAGCGGCAAGACTACTGCCGCCTGCGCCTTTCCCCATGCCCTGCTGTGCGCCTTCGAGAAAGGTTACAATGCCATTGGAGGCGTTATGGCGCAGGACATTACCAAGTGGTCTGACTTCAAGCTGGTGCTGCGCCAGTTGGAGAAGCCCGAAGCACATGACCTGTATGAAACCATCATCATCGACACGGTGAGTATCGCCTGGGATGCCTGTGAGCAGTTTGTGTGCGCGCAGAATAGCGTGCAGAAGATTGCCGACATCCCCTGGGGCGGCGGCTATTCCGCCTGTAAGAAGGAGTTCGAGGGCGCGCTGCGGAAAATTACTCAAATGGGTTATGGCGTTGTGTTGATTTCGCATAACGCGGTGCGCATTGAGAAGAACGCGGCGGGCGAAGATGTGGAGATTATTTCTCCCGAACTGCCTAAGCGCGCGGCGGAAATCTGCAACGGCATCGTTGACATCATTGGCTACATCGGGAACGAGTATGTTGATGGTCAGGTTCAGCGGTGGCTGTATACGCGGGAAACTCCTACTCTGTTTGCCGGCTCTCGGTTCAAGTATCTGCCGCCTAAGATTAAGTTCGGATATGACGAACTGGTCGCGGCGATTGCTGAAGCAATCGAGAAGTCCGAAAAGCTGGACGGCGCCACCGTTGTTGACAAAGCCGAGACAACTGTAGCCGAGAAACTCGACTACAATGCTATCCGCGCCGAAGCTGAAAAGCTGTGGACTGCGCTGGTGTTGAAAGACCCGGAGAATCCCAACGAGGACAACGCCAAGCGCATTATGAAGCGGATTGAGATGGTCTTTGGTAAGGCGACCAAGTTGAGCGAAATCACGGAAGACCAGGTTGACCTGTATAACTTGGTCCTGCTGGATATGCGCGACCTCGCCAAAGAGCAGGGACTCGTGTAAATAGGATACGACCAGATAATGGCCCTCTCTTGTATAAGAGAGGGCCTTAAATTTGACTTTTGGGTTAAGTTGTGCTATAATTATAGTAGAAATAGTGAAAGAAGGTGTTCTCTTGGCGAAACATATCGTTCAATGTCGAACGTGTGGGTTGAAGTTTGACGCGACACCGGAGACAAAGGACATTGATTGGGTTGTGCCTACCGAGAGAATGTACTACCACAAGTCTTGCTATGAGAATTGGAAGAAGAATATGCAAGACCCAAAGGCGGACATGACTCCCAAACAGTGGTACGACAGTGCGCGCGAGTTCTTGGCGAAAGATGTACGCATGGATGTCGATTGGGAGAAGTTTGCGTCTCAATGGAAGACGTTTTTGCGCCCGTCGTATCGTCCGGAAATGACGCCAAAAGGGATTTACTTTGCGATTAAGTATTACTTCGATGTGAAGCACGGAGATAAGGCTAAAGCGCAGGGTGGAATTGGGATTGTTCCGTATGTGTATGCTGAGAGTTGCCAGCACTGGGCGCTACAAGAGCGCAGATGTGCGGGAATTATTGCGAAGATTACTGAGCAGGCGCGAGCGTACAGTGAACAAGCCCATGTGGTTGTGAAAGGGAAGAAAAAAGAGAACCCGAACAAAAAGGCGCGATTCAGTCTGGATGAAGTGGAGGACGATTGATGACTGATAAAAATGTAATAAGGCAAGTGCTGGGCTGTCTTATGCACCGTCCTCAATTTTTGAGTGAGGTAGACAAGTATTCGCTCTTGCCCGGCGACTTCTCCAATCGTTTTGAGAAATACATTTTCATTGCGATTGATGGTTTGTATCGAAGTGGCGCGGTGTCCATAAGTCCTGTTGATGTTGTCAACTACATGGAGAGTAATGATGCGGCAAAAGCTATGTTTGAGCAGTTCAACGGCATTGAGTATCTTCAAGACATTTTGGATTTGTCGTCTGCCGAGAACTTCAACTACTACTATACCAAACTGAAAAAGCTGAACCTGTTGCGCGATTTGAAGAAAAGTGGCTTTGATACAAGCGATTTCTATATTGAAGACCTAACTGATAAGCGCGCGGCAGAAGTTAATGCAGAATTTGAGCAACTGACCACAAAGGACATCACAGAAAGAGTTAAGATGAAACTTCTTCATCTGGAGAACACTTACTCACAGTCGGAGGAAGTAACGGTTGAATCTGCAAGTGATGGTTTTGATGAATTAGTTGAAGCGATTGGTGTTGAGATTGAGGTCGGGCGCCCACTGCAAGGTGAAATTTACACGCAAGTTATCAACGGTGCGATGAAAGGTACACTCACCATTCGTAGTGGTTCGAGCGGACTTGGTAAGACGCGCCAAGCTGTTGGTGATGCGTGTTTATTGGCTTATCCACTTAGATTTGAATGGGCTTCCAGAAAATGGGAGCAAGTTGGAACTGATGATAAGATTTTGTTCATCATCACAGAGCAAACAAAACAGCAAGTCCAGAAGATGATTCTTGCGTATTTAACTGGCATCAATGAAAGTCGGTTTAAGTACGGCCAGTTCACAAATGAGGAATGGGCCGTTATTCATACAGCGCAGGAAATAGTTAAAAAATACGCGGATAGATTCACTATCATCAAAATGCCAAATCCTACGATTGAATCGGTAAAAATGTTGGTGAGAGAGAATTGTTTGCTGAAGAACATCGACCACGTGTTCTACGACTACATCTTCATTGGGCCGGCGCTGTTGAGAGAGTTTACTGGCTTCAACCTACGCAATGATGAAGTGTTGTTGATGTTTGCAACTGCTTTGAAAGATTTGGCAGTTGAGCTGAATGTCACAATGTTTACTTCAACACAGGTGAACTCCGCGGCAGATGAAACAAAGACCATCAGAAATGAGGCTTCTCTATCCGGCGGCCGCAGTACTATCAATAAGGCAGATAATGGCGCGATTATGGCGCGGCCTTCTCCAGAGGAAATTAAGATTTTGGAGCCGTTGGTCGCGTCTTATGGCCAACCCAATATGGTGACAGATATCTTTAAGGTCAGAAGTGGCGAGTGGTCTCAAGTCCGTATCTGGTCGATTGTGGATTTGGGTACACTGAGAAAGCACGATTTGTTCATCACTGACAGCCGTCTTGAAGCCATTGAGGGATTCTTTGTGAACCCAACTTACTCTGTCCAAGATTGGAGCGATACAGAGGTTCAAACGCTAAACTCCTACATTGAGGAATTAAACACAAGAAAGGAGCGACGTTGTGAACTACAAGGAAATAATTAACTCACTTGACAACCAACGAATTATTAAGCTGATGGAACAACTCGGCGCCGAGCGATACATTGATACACCGCGCGCCATAATCTTTCCTACCATCTGCCACAATCCGATTGGTGAGAGTGGGTCAATGAAGTTGTACTACTACAAAGACAATAAAGTCTTTGTGTGTTACACCGAATGTGGCACAATGTCTATCTTCAAACTTCTGGAGCATTACTACGAAGTAAACCAGATAGAGTACGATTGGTTTGAGGACATCTACGACTTAGTAATTGGTTGTTCCAGCTTTTCTCAAGTTGAAGGATTCCAAAAAGCCGAATACAAGTCTCAAAAAGACCAATTCACTCCGCGCGCGGCAGTCAAACTTCCTGTATTTGGGAAAGGAGTTTTGGATTGCTTTCAACGTACCCATCCAGTTGAGTGGTTAAAAGACGGCATAAGCGCGGAAGCTATGGATAAGTTTGGCATCAGATACTCAATCTCTCAAAGAAAAATCATCATCCCTCACCGTGACGCGGAGGGTAACTTGGTTGGAATCAGAGGGCGCGCGCTCAATGAATGGGAGGTAGAGAATCTTGGTAAATATATGCCCGTAAGGGTAGAGCAAACTTGGTACACTCATAAACTGTCCATGAATTTGTATGGGCTTTATGAGAATAAGGAGAACATCCGGCGCCAAGGAGTTTGCTATCTATTCGAGGCAGAGAAATCTGTCCTCCAGGTTGAGAGTTTTGATGGCGCCAACTGCGCCGTTGCAGTGTGCGGAAGTAACTTCAATAAGTATCAACTCAACCTACTGTTAAAGTACTGTGCGCCATCTGAAATCATAATTTGCTTTGATAGAGAACAAGAAAATAACGACAAATACTTCAATAAACTTTATAACATTGGCAAAAAGTACTCCAACTACTGCAACTTTTCGTTTGTCTACGACAGAGAAGGACTACTTTGCCAAAAGGACTCTCCGTCAGACCGTGGGCAAGCTACGTTTGAAAAATTGATAACTCGGAGGGTTAGAATAAAGTGAAGTGTAAATTGGTAAACCCCAACTATCAATGCGATTATGTTAAGTCGTTGATGGCTTCCAGGGGTGTCGAAGACCTTGAGGCTTATGTTGGCGCTGGGCGCGAGAGTATCCAGGAGCCAACCGCGCTGGAGAACTTGGAACGCGGATTAAGTCTTTACTGTGAAGTAATGGCGCGCCCCGACCCAAAAATTTTGATTATTGTGGACAGTGATAACGATGGTTTGGAAGACCATATTGCCAAGTTGAGGGAGATGGAACCTGGGTGCTTTGACCTCATTATCCTGCCGGATAGTTCCAGTAATGATTTTGAGTACCATGAGGAATTGAAAGAAAAGCATATTCCTTGTCTGGTGCTTGACCACCATATCACTGACTTGGAAATCAGTGATAATGCGGTAATCATCAACAATCAGCTTTCTCCAAAGTATAAGAACAAGGAACTGACCGGTGCTGGTATAGTTTATCAGTTTTGCTGTGCGCTTGATGCTCGGCTGGGTAATGAATGGGCAGATGATTATCTCGACCTTGCGGCCTGGGGTATTATTGGTGATATGGGTTCTGTGCTTGAGCCTGAAAATCGGGCCATTATCAATCTTGGCCTTGGTAATATCAAAAATCGTCTGCTTTGGGCGCTGATGGAGAAGCAAGCCTATTCCATTACCGGCTCTTCTACTCCCAGTGAGCGTGAATTGATAGAAGCAATGAACCCAATTTCTGTCGCGTTCTACATCGTTCCACTGGTTAATGCGATGATTCGCGTCGGCACAATGGAAGAGAAGAATCGTCTATTCAATGCTTTTCTTGATGGCGATGCGATGATTCCCAGTGGTAAGCGCGGCGCGAAGGGAACCCTCGACAAAGCTGGAAACGAAGCTGCTCGTGAGTGTACGAACGCTCGCGCGCGGCAGAATAAAATGCTCGATAAAGCAATCGACATGGTTGAATCGAAGATTCATAAGTTCGGTCTGCTTGAGAACAGAATTTTGTTCGTGCGACTGGAAGAAGAGGAATTCCCAAGCGAATTGAACGGTTTGTTGGCGATGAAGCTAAGCCAGCAGTTCAAGCGCCCGACGATTGTGGCGCGGCTTAACTCCCAAGGTTATGACCGTGGCAGTATGCGTGGGCTGAATCAGTCGGCGCTGACTTCGTTCAAAGAATTTTTGGAGAGTTCTGAATTGTTTGAATATGTGGCAGGCCATGACAACGCGGCCGGTGTCTCTATTGCAAACACAAATCTCCAAGCGTTCCATACATTCGCCAATGAACAACTGGCCGGAATTGATTTCGGTGAGAATGTGTTTGATGTGAACTTCGAGCGCACGGCAGTATCTACTGATTTGCCCAGCTTGATTGCTGATATCGCGCGCTATGATGGAATTTGGGGGCAGCATAATGACACTCCCCTTATCCATGTAAAGGATATCAACATTACTTCTTCCGATTTCAAAATCATCGGGAAGAATAGCGATACTCTCCGTTTTGAAAAGAACGGTATCACATACATCAAATTCCATGCTTCTGACCTCATTGAAAAGCTGAAAGGTATGAGCGGACAAATGAAGGTCGAAGTGGTCGGAAAGGCAAATTTGAATGAATGGATGGGGCGTGTAACTCCACAGATTATGATTGAGGACATGGAGTTTAAGAAAAGTTCCATTTACGACTTCTAAGATGAAGGCGCGAGCCCGTCCAGGTGATAAACTTGGACGGGTTTGATGTTCATACATTGGACGTAGTCGGCGCAATCTTCGGAGAACGAGAAAATGAAACTTGCTTTTTCGTGGAAATTTTGATATAATAAATATAGAAAATGAAAGGAGGTGATGCTGTTATGGAGTGTGAATTTAAGGGGTATCCCGGTTCTCTCCATAATTAGTGAGCCATACTCACTTCTCAAATCTTCGTCTTCGTGACTGCATCATCAAGGAAAAAGACCTGCTGAACTACGCAGTTGAGTTAGGCCATGAATTGGTAGCAGTCACCGACCATGAGACAATCGCAAGTGCCATTAAGGTAGAAAAGGCGGCAAAGAAGATTCGGAAAGAACACCCGAACTTTAAGGTCATTCACGGAAATGAGATTTATCTCTGCCGCAACGGACTGAACGCGCAGAACTTCAACCGTGATTTTGACCGTTACTATCACTTCATCCTTTTAGCAAAAGATGCAATAGGGCACCAGCAAATAAGGGAAATCTCAACCCGCGCCTGGCACAGAAGCTATATGACACGGGGTATGCGTCGTGTTCCAACTTACTATCAGGACATTATTGATGTAATTGGCGCGAACCCAGGTCATGTGATTGGAAGTACTGCCTGTCTCGGTGGCGCGCTGCCGACACAACTCCTCAAGTTTAGGGCGACAGAAGACTTTGACTTGATGGAGAAAATTTTGACTTGGTGCCGGCAGATGGACAACATCTTTGGTCATGGCAACTTCTTCTTTGAATTGCAGCCTGCGGCGAATAAAGACCAGAAGTATGTGAATCGTCAGTTGATTAAGCTGGCGTGCG